GTCTAATATTTGTACCGTTTCGTCTTCATCCATTGCTGCGTTTGCTGGTGCTGCTGGTGCTGCTGCTTTTGGCAAGACTTCCTTCGGCAAGGCTTCTTTTGGCAAGACTTCCTTCGGTTGAATCACCTTTATAGCCTCTCTTTTATATTCTATTGGATTTTCTCTCTCATAAAGAGATATATGCGTATTATTTAGTTCGGTGGGTTGAAACAAATATAAATCATCCACATTTACCAGATTCCCTAGGCGGCCATATTTATCTGTTAAATATTCATATTTATCATCCACTAACTGGGTAAGTGCCGCATCTATTTCGGAAAGAGGATGACTCTTTATCAGATTTATTCTAGTTATTAAATCAGCTTTTCGATAAAAAAATCTATCTTTCATTAACATTTTAATTTTATTAATAACCTTATCCGTATTTTTAATGATAAATGTTTCATTATAAGTGTCTAATTTAGCCGTTTCTGAGGTCGTTGCGGTTTCCGGCGCAGGATTACAGTAATACTCGCACTTTTTCATATAATCGCAGGTGGAGGAAAATTCTTTATCGCCTATTTGGTATTCTTCCATTATTAAACCACTCGAAAGCTCCTGTCTTACCGTTTGCTTCATATTTTTAATAGTGAAACCCGTTTGTTCATAATTCAGGATACAATCGACGGCTATACTTTTTAATACGCGGCTTATATTGCCGATCTGAACCGCTTTTAATTCCGCTAATCGATACACATATAAATCAGCGGATTCTTCAACGTCATTTTTTAAAAGCGTTCCATATAAATATATTTCCACATTTCTTTGCGAAAATGGGAGCTTTTTATGACTACAGTTTCTTACGGCTCTGCCGATAATTTGCTCAATTCGATTCATATTATACCAGGGGTCTATGATATGGACTTGCCGAATAAATTTAAGATCTACGCCCTCGGAGCCCGCTTGCGAGATTAACACCACTTTTATTTTACTGCCGTCCGCATTCTCATCCATGGTTAACATTTTTATATCGGCGACACTGTCGGGCGTAAAGCCTTTATCGCCTGTTATCATTGTATATTTTGCGCCTTGAAAGGGTTTGGCTAACGTATATTTACTTTTCGGTTCAAGAGTAATCGCGTCAATCGGTTCTGTCGGCGCTTTTTCAAATAAAGATTTTCCATCTCTCGCCCTCGTAAACCCTAATTCTTCCAAAGCAAGCGCAATGGGTAAAATGCCGCCGGAAATATAACGCGCATAGACTAAAATGACCCCTTTTGATTTCATAATTCGTTCACATACGCTTGAAATTTTACTACTATATTTTTTTATCTCTGAGGGCGAAAATATCCGACCATATTTTTCTTCATTCTTATATTTAAAATTAAAGCGTTTTTGATTTTTCCCTTCTTCGCCTGTGCGACACGGTGAAGGCGAGCACTCATAATCCATAATCCGAAATAACCCGGCTTCTCCAACAATCTGATTTGTATCTATTTTAATTTCATCCATATTTGATAAATCATCATTTAAGGCGTCCAAACGTTCATCGGGATAGACAATATTTAAGGCTTCTAAGGGTTTTTGTAATAGAGTAAACCCAAAGGATTCCATATTTTCAAATGTTGGAATTTTTGTCGAACTAACAAAATTCTTTTTTAATTTATTCATGATATAAGTATAACCCTTATTTTGATAGTCGCCGACCGTTGTTAGATACAATGAGAGAAATTCAATTGGTTGTATAACGGGTTTATTGTTGAGCTGTGTACGCGGATAACCAATGTAAGAACCTACTCCGCTTGAGCCCTCTTTGTTTTGTGTAAATGTATTATCTTTAGCAAATTCTTCTGGCCAAATTCTATACGGAAATGTATAGGGGTTTTCACCTCGAACAAAGGAGACATAACCCGTCGCTTTTCTCTCAAGTAAATCTTTTCCAATAGGATTACCGTCGTTATCTGTTTTAAAAGTCCCGTCCTTATTAAACACCTCTTTTACATCTATGGTCGGTCGCCCGTCATTTAAATTCATGAGATTTATTAACCAGATGATTTCTTTATAACTATTATACATTGGCGTCGCCGATAGGAGTAAGAGCCGCAAATTATTCACATTTTGAACAAGTTTAAATAATTCCAAGGCCGTTCTTTTATTTTTATTATCGTCTGATATTCTTATATTATGAACTTCGTCTATTATCACTAATCGATTATTAAAATGTTTTTGTAATTTTCTTCTAACATATGCGTCACGTTCTTTATTGGTTTTTACGATAGAACTATCTAGTTCTGATATTTTAATAATATAATTTGCGAATTCCGTATACCCAAAAAATTCATAATATTTATGAATTATGCTCTTAATTTGAATAATTACATTTTCTTTTATAAGACCTTTCATACTCATCGGATTAATTTCTTTTAAAAACTTATTTCCAGTACATGCCCGAATATTCCATAGACCATCTATGAGTTGAAGTTTTTGTTCATCAAACAATTGTAATTTAAAATTATCCTGGACATTTGGCGAGGCAACAACTATTATTTTACTAGTAATGCCCATCTGGGTGAGATAGTCGCGCATTTCTTCCGACACGCTTATCGCTGAGCACGTTTTACCGGTACCCAAACCATGATATAATAATAAACTGTTGTAAGGTGTTTGAAATGAGAGAAAATTACGCACAAATAATTGATGAGGCGCTAATTCATAGTCAGCGTTACATAATATTTCTGCTTGTTTTTCTACATCTGTTATATCCCCATCATATTGTGTATCATTAAATTCTTTTTTTTCTGCTATTTTAAGATTGAAATTCGGGTCATTTAAATTAGGGTATAAATAATTATCATATGTGCTGTCTGATTCTGAATCTGATAATTGGGATCGTTCTTTTAATTCCATCATTTTATTTTTTTCATTTGTTTTTTTATATAACTTGTCACCAAACAACAATACATCATTCGGTTCTTCTGCCTCCTCCTCTTCTTCTTGTTCCTTTTCTTCTTCCTTTTCTTGTGGCGCACTAGCACTTTGAGCAGGTACTGCAGGATTGGGCACCGCAGGCTTGGGTACCGGTGCGGTTGATTTACATTTACTTGTTTTTTTATCACATGAATAACCCTTTGAACATTTTGGCGGGCAATCTCTGATATTTTTATCCCCGTCTTGCGCACTAGGCATAATAGGCTTAGGCGCAGGCTCTCTGCTTGCCGAAGGCTCTCTGCTTGCCGAAGGCTCTCTGCTTGCTGAGGCAGCAGCACTTGCGGAGGCCGCAGATTTTTCCTTCATTAATCCTCTTTTAATTAACTCTAATTGGGCCATTTCAAGCTCAAAAACTTCTCGTTCAAGATTTACGGGCGTTTTACATGAAAACTTCTTATTTTCAATATCTATAAATCTTATTGTGCCATCAACGCATTTTGGATAACACTTTCCTGTAAATGGATTTATCTCTTTCCCTTCCTTACATTTTTTATCAAAACTCATTACTATATTACTATATTAGGATATAATTTATTAAATATATAATTTATTATATTATAATATAATTTATTATATTATTAAGTGTATTATAATATTATTAAGCGTATAATTTATTAGTTGTTAATACTTTATGAACAACGGTTATTAAATCTAATTTTTCTAAATTATATGGACGAATAGATTTTATGACATCGTCAAATTTTTTCCATTCAACCTTGCTTACTTCTGATTTATTATACATTCCCGAAAGTTCGGCAGATTTATCTATATTTGCTAAAAAATATTTATGCTTGTATGATTTATAATTAGATCCAGTAAATATTTCTTCAAATGGAAATATATTTTGAATTATTTTTAAAGACGTTCTACTGTAGCCAGTTTCTTCTTCAAATTCTCTAAATGCGCAAAGTAAATCTTTCTCTTGATAATTGTGTCTACCTTTAGGAAAACCCCATTCAGATTCTATCCAATTCGTGTCTAATTCATTAATGATAGACTGTAAATTATAATTGCCTTTAAAACTATTAAATCCTATTTTCAATACTTCAAACTTTTCCTTGGCGCTTTTTTCTTCGCCTCTATATTGTATTCCCGGATTGTCGCCCCATAATTCGTTCCATAAAATATCAAAATCTTTATTTAAAATTTTATCTTTTTCCTCGTTCGTTATTTCAGATAATAGATTTTTTATATATAATTTATTATTTAGAGGATATTTTCCTCTGATAAATTCTATATATCCTATAGTATCTTTACGCCGAATCATTAAATATTCCAACTCTTCATTCATCTTACGAAATCCAATAATTCCGACACTGGTGATTGGATATTTACATTGTTGAAATAAATGCCCAGTTTTTCCACAATTACTACAATTTTGATTATATTCAGACATTCCCCTTATTAGTAGTTATTTAACAAATCTTTTTATATCATTTATTTAAAATGGCTTTAGAACCAAAAGTATGGGGCCCCTTTTATTGGTTTGTTTTACATACAATCGCCTTAACTTATCCATTAAATCCAAATGACGTTACTAAGAAAAAATATTATGATTTTATACAAAATTTACCCTTATTCCTGCCTATACCAGAGATAGGAAATTCATTTAGTAAAATTTTAGACGATTATCCCGTAACACCCTATCTAGATTCCCGCCCATCGTTTATAAAGTGGATGCATTTTATCCATAATAAAATAAATGTATCGATAGATTTGCCCGAGATGACCATGGATGAAGCAATGATTGCTTATTATGAACATTATAAACCAAAGGCGGTAAAAGATGAAGAGCAGAGAAAGCGAAGAGAGAAATTTGTCTTTTTAGGAATTATTCTCTTTATTATTATTGCGGTTACATATCTTTATAATAAATAATAAATAATATCATTTATCTATATATAATAAATAAATAATGGTAACCAAAACCAAAAAATATAATAAAAAAAGAAGTATCAGAAGAAAAACATATAAAAAAATATATAAAAGAGGTGTAAATAGGGGTGGCCGACCAATTAAATCAGGCTCCTATGGGTGCGTTTTTAAACCACCTTTGAAATGCGAGAAAACTAAATCTGCCGAACTTAAAAATGGTATATCAAAACTAATGGACGATGAAGCAGCACAAATAGAATTTGATACCATATTGGATGTTCAATCACATATTAAAGGCATCCCAAATAACAATGATTATTTTTTAGTGAATGATATAAAAATGTGTGCGCCTGATAAATTATCAAATGAAGATTTAAAAGATTTTGATATGGTCTGTAATGATATAGTAAAATACACTGGATATGATAAAAATATTATTAATAATAATCTAAAACATTTTAAAATAATTAACATGCCTTATGGTGGCGTGGATTTAAATGAATTTTGGAAAAGAATGATGGATATTCCCGCAAAGGATAAGAAAAAAATATTTCTTGCGGTGAATAGTATACTCATAAAACTACTAGAAAAGGGAATTATGCCATTGAACCAAACGGGATTTTATCATTTGGATGTTAAAGGCGGAAATATTCTTATTTCAGATGATATAACGTATGCGCGTCTGATTGATTGGGGTGTATCACAAAAATTAAATGAAAATAACCTAGCTCCGTCAAAATTTATTCAAGAATTTCAATTTAATATACCATTTACAAATATATTATTTAATTTAAATATTAATAAATGGTTACAAGAAGAATTTACAAGAATGAATATAACAAGAATGAATATAACAAAAATGAATATAACAAAAATGAATATAACAAGAATAAATATAAAATCAATTTCTCTCTTCACAATGAAAACAATAGTTAAAAATATTCTCGATAAGGTCATGAAGGATAGAGGTGAAGGACATTATATGATTATTCTCTATTACATCATTGTTCTTTATAATCTGGATACGGAAAATAATAAGATTAGTCAAGATGACCATACAAACTTTGCTTCAGACCTAATTTGTACATATATTGCTACGGCTCTAATGAATTATACCGATTCAAACGGCGTATTTCAATTAAAAAAATATTGCGCCGAAGTATATTTACGTAATGTAGATGTATGGGGATTTATTATGAGTTATATACAAATTATTATATATGCGAAAGAAATCAAGGGGACCCCAAAATATAAGAGAGAATTTATTAAAGCTGTTTCTGATATTATTATTAATTATTGTTATAACCCAAAATATGCGATTTCACCAATTCCAGTAGATAAGGTTATTGCTGATTTACGCAAAATTAAACCATAAAAAAATGATAAATAAAACCATAAAAATTATATTATAATAATATAATAATATAATATTATAATATGAAATTTGAACTATTAGTATTTGGAATAACAGCATTCTTTATAGCAAATGTATATCATGATGGAAAATATGTTCATATAATAAAATCATGGAAAAAATATTATCAAATGGCTGGAATAGGATTTGTAGGACTATCGGCTTATCTTTTTATGAAAAAATATCCTGGCCATTCTAGAAGTTTATTTACGCATGCGAATGGGATTATAAAATACATGCCTATTGATAAAGACGCGACTGATTTATTATCACCTTTACTTGATATGACGAAATCCAGTATGTTTTCAAATGACATGCCTTATCAGCAAAATGATAACGGCATGATGATGACCCATCAACAAAAAAGAATGATGAATTCAGGCACAAATATGGGCACAAACATGGGCACAAACATGGGCACAGGCCAACCGAATACAAAACGCAGTGTAAGCGAAACCAAGAAAAAGTTTGTCGCCGCTCAACAAGGTTGGAATTGTGGCGCTTGTAAAAAACAAT